ATGTCCCGATCGGTGAACAGCTTGGCCCACCGCATCTTGGTGTACGCCTGCACCAAAGGCACGAAGATGTGGAAGAAGGTGGGCAGGTCCAGCTTCATGATGGGTTTACCATCCTTGCCGCAGACCGCCGTCCCGTCCTTGTTGCACATCGGGATCAGCATGTTCGTGAGGCGATTAGCCATGCCCCACGTCTTCATTGCATCCAGTGCCTTCTCGCCGGAAACACCGCTTGAGAGCAGACCCTCCACAAGTGTGTAGGTGATCTGCCGCTGCGACACGTCGTACGCCTGATCAATGGCGTACCAGAGCCGGGCATCGTCGAGATTGCGGCGGATACCCTCGTCGATGCGCGAAGAATTAAGGTCGATCAGCGCCTTGATCTTGTCGCTGGGAACTTCTGCGGTGAACTTCGCCTTGAGCTTTTCGGGCGTAGCACCGCGCTTTTTGAGCAGTTCGAGATCGACCATGTTGGGTTACTTCTTCTTGGGGCCACCGATCATGATGAGGATGCCCATGCCCTTCTTGCCGTGCTTCATGCGCTTGGCATCGTGCATCTCTTCGGAATCATCCTCGGACTCAGAGTCGCTGTATTCGTCCTCCATGTCACCTCCTTCCTCCATATCCTCGCACTTCTCCACATCGGAGATCTCAGCGACAATTTCGGAGTCGGTCTTGGATTTGATCTTCAGCGTGGCGTAAACCTCGACCGTGTCACCGGCTTCGGCGTTGGCAACGGCCTCGTCAACATCGGCAATCGGCAGGGTGACTTCGCTCATATTTTGAAACTTTCGATGGAGCATTCTCCCCGCCCATGCAGAATGACAATCGAAAGTCGCATCGACCTCTATGCATGACGCTCAAGGCCGGTGGCTACCCGATTTGTCCCCAAAAGGGTTCGATGTGTTCAACAGTTACACTCGATACCTGATGGTTGACGGCCCCCGCAAAGCCGGGAAGTCGCTGGCCATTGCCAATCGCGTTGCTCGCCATCTATTTGAAAACAACAACGCAATCGTTGGCATCATCACCAAGACTCTCAAGAACGGAAAGGTAGGTGTCTGGGCTGATCTTACCAGCACCATCCTGCCTATCTGGATGAGTGCAAAAATAGGAATGAAGTGGGTTAAGGAGCCCACTATGGATGTAGCGACAAAAATGTCGTATGCCAGAATCAAGAACGCCTATGGAGGAACCAGCGAAGTCCAGTTGCACTCCCTTGAAAACGTATGGGAAGTTGAAGCCAAGTTCAAAGGTACCAGATTCTCGCTCCTGTGGATTTCGGAGGCTGATCAGTTCGAGGACAGAATCGTCTTCGACGCTCTCTCAGATCAGCTGCGCGTCGTCGGCATTCCCTACGAGAATCACCAGCTGATCGCTGACTTGAACCCGCCAGAGACAGGTATCGAGCACTGGCTGGCTAAGACGTGGTTCCCAAAGCTGCAGGATGGTCCCCAGCGCGATGAGTCCTATGACCGCATCAACTTCACCCTCGAGGACAACCCGTTCCTTGATCCTCGCGAGAAGAACGATCTTGTCACCAAGTACTCCTACGACAAGCAGCTGTACGCCCGGTACGTCATGGGTGAATGGGTCGAAGACGTGAGTGAGGGCCACTTCGCTGATGTCTTCGTCCCCTCCACCCACATTGTTGGCAACGTCTCCGGCCCCAAAGAGGAGGACCACGAGATCATTGTCCCCGGTAAGAACTGTATCGAGCTCTTCAGCGGCTGGGACTTGGGTGACGTGAACCACGCCTGCGCCATAGCCGCCAAGCGCACAGACGCCAACGGCAACAGCGTCTTCGATGTGATCGACGAGGCGGTGATTATCGACCGCAAGATCTCGATCGCCGACTTCACTGAGACCGTGCTGGAGAAGATGCAGTGGTGGGAGGACTACATGAAGAAGGAGCACGGCACGGAGCGAATCCTCTGGCGTCACTGGTCCGACAATAGCGCGTGGCGTTATAGGGCGGCATCCGACGTGTACGACGAGCTCGTGGTTCGTCAGGTCTCCAACGGCAAGATCGTCCTCCACGCGGTCACCAAGGGCTCTGGCAGCGTCAAGCAGCGCATCGGCCTGCTCAAGAAGCTGCTCTTCGAGAGGCGCGTCTACATCTCCGCCCAGATGGTGAACGTCATCAAGATGATCCGAGAGATGAAGCCGGGGCCGAACCGGGCTGAGCCGATCCGTGACGGCGACAAGAACAAGCACATCTTCGACGCGCTGACCTACATGCTGATCAGCGAGACCCCCATGGATGTAGAACGACGGGCCATTACAACCTCAACTAAGAAGCCGACCGTAGTGTTCACTCAATGAAACAGAAGCTGACTTACCGTGCTGATCGCGACACAGAGCTCTGGGTGGTGGTGGGTGTTGAGTGGGAGATTCCAATCAAGTGTCGCTACTGCGACTACAACGGCGTCGAGTACATCCATGCACTGCCAGCCGTGCCGATCGGGTTCGCCCAGTCAGCTGCACTGGAGGGCGTGATGGGTAGCCTTGGCGGCGAGCTTGAATCCGTGAAGTCCGGGTGGGCGGTTCCCGCTGAGAACCTCAAGTCACGCTGTAGAAAGGCTGAGGGGATTACGCCGGAGTTCTACTTCCGGTGGCCCGGTGCCACTGCGGCGTCCGTGGCCCAAGAGGAGACCGAGGTGAAGGCCAAGGAGAAGCGCCCCAAGGTGGACTGCTCCACATTCCTCAAGCAGGTGGCTCAGGCTTCTGGGATCGATGAGTCCGTCCTGACGCTCTCGTGGATCGCGATCACCCAGCAGATCCCATCGTGGCTGCTGTCCGGCAATTCGATCGACCTCGGGTTCATTCGGTTGGTCGCCGTGCCCTACCGCAAGAACTGGAAGGAGATCCTGCTGGCGAGGTACCCGACGCTCAAGAAGGCGCTGATGATTCGCGAGCCCAAGCGCCTGCTCTCGATGGCGTTCACCGCAGCCTCTCGGATGATTCGGATGTCCGAGTTGACCGAGAGCCATGAGCGCCGTGGGCGCACCGTGTTCTCGTGGACGGTTGAGGTGCTGCACGACTCCAGCTGGGAAAAGACCTGCGACCAAGTAGAAGGTGAGGCGGCGGCACGCCTTGGCCCGTTGGCGTACGTGAAGCGATGGGCCAACCGGGTGTCGCACATTGAAGAGAGCATCTATGAGATCCTCACTGAACAAGTTGAGAAAGAGACTGCGCCGACTTGCCGAGTACTCTGGCGTCGTGGTCAGCGGGGCATGCAATTTGTTCAAGCATCTCCCACTCTCGTTGGCTCTTCACAGATTGTGGAGTGCGACGACGGCGGCTGTTCGAGCGTTGACGATTTCCTCGGCATCGAGGACTCCTCCGCGTATCTGGAGGACAAGGCTTCGCGCCTGCTCCAAATGTCCGGTGTTCAACCCAAAGATGAGAACGTGCGGGTACCACGGGGAGGTGATGTATCGGTCCAACCAAACGATGGGGTGCTGGTGCTACCTCCCTCTTGCAGCCAAGCTGCCGGAGAAGCAGTGCTGGATCGCGGCGATGGGGGCCAAGGGTAACTGGATTCAATGACACCTATTCCAACAGACGAAAGCGTAGGTACTTCCTCGCAGGTGCAGACGGTTGGCAGCAAGCCCTCGATCTCGATGGCGGTTGCCGAGAAGGCTGCTCGTGACGCCGGTTTCAACATCATCGACGCCAAGCAACTTAAGGCCGCTGGCATCTTCGGTGAGTTCGTCTCTCAGGTTGGGGCTATTCACCTCGGCCGCTCACGACTCGCAATGAACCTCGCCCGCACAGACAAGGCGATGGACTTCTGCGAGAAGGCGATCGAGCACGGTGCTTTCGATGACGCTGACGCAATGGTCGGCGTGATGAAGGTTCACGCTTCCCTGATCGGTGAATCGAACAAGGCGGCTGAGCTTCTGATCAAGTCGGCTCAGCAGGCTGCTGAAACCGCTAAGGCAGAGGCATCAGTGCAGTTGCCCGGCTTCGCGCCTCGTGCTCAAGTCGGGCTCACGCAAGTCAACGTCTCGGTCAACGCGAAGGGCGCTGATACCAGCGTCACCGCTAACGAAGAGGACAACCATGCCGCAGATTAAAGGAGTCAAGCGACTGCCCAGTGGAGGAGTCTTGTACCGTGGCGAACGGTTCCCCGGCTTCAACAGGCCGAAGGCTGCGCCTGCCGGTGACATCCACAAGAAGCGGGTGCTCGCCAAGAAGGGTGACAAGGTAAAGATCGTGCCGTTCGGGCACCGAGGCTACAAGGACTACACGCAGCACCGGAACAAGAAGCGGCGTGCGAACTACCTCAACCGCTCTGCGGGAATCCGCGACAAGCAGGGAAATCTGACCAAGAACGACAAGTTCTCGGCTAACTACTGGTCGCGAACGCGCCTGTGGCCATCCTGAACGGTTTCGTTAATTTTAACCCCAATAAACAACTATGGCTGCTGCTCAAATCTACAACAACGCACTGCTTCAAATGGTCAACGGGACACTCAACTTCCCGACCAGTTCAAGCCCCGCCTACAAGGTTATGCTCATCGCGGCGTCACCGGCTTACACCTTCAGCAAGTCGCATGCGACCATTGCCCAAGTGAAGGCGGCTAACGCTACCGAGATCTCTGGAGCCGGATACACGACTGGTGGTGCGACGGTTCCAAGCATCACTACCGCTTTGAACGCGAACGCTGTTGAGGTGAACATTGGCGATGTGGTGTGGGCCGCTTCCACGCTGAGCGCCCGTGGTGCGATCCTCTACAGCCCCGGCGCTACTGATACGGATTCCAAGGTAATCGCCTACATCGACTTTGGCACTACCGTCTCGTCGAGCAATTCGGCGCTGACCATTGACTTCCAGACCCCGCTGAAGCTCCAGAACTAACCGCATGGCCAACCTGATCGCGTTCGCGGGTTACGCCCGTGAAGGTAAGGACGCGGCTGCAACGAGGCTTATCAGCCTCGGATGGAAGCGCATTGCCTTCGGAGACATCATCAAGCGTCAGATCGATGGTCTGGTGCAGCAACATCTTGGGTTCTCGGCTTTTACCGAAAGCGACCCCCAGAAGCAGCAGATACGCCCGATCTTGGAACAGTGGGGCGAGGTGAACTACGACGGGGTTATGAGGGAGTTTTTCGGCTCTCTACCCAACTACGCCGTGAACACCCGACTGGTTCGACTGCGTGAGGCCAAGGAGTGGATTAAGCGTGGCGGAATTATCCTGCGCATCCGTCGCCCCGGAGTTGATCCCGCTACCGACTGGGAGCGCACACGCCTTCAAGAGCTCTACGACGGCGGCGTGATCCACGACACCATCATCAACGACTCGTCGCTCGATGTGCTGTGGGATCGGGTCGGCCGCTTCGCTGCTGCTGGTGACGCATACCTCCAGACCCGATAGGTGTTGACTCCGGGTGTTTTACACCTACCATCAGCTTGGCAATAAGCCAAGCCATCCAAAATCATGTCAACACCACTGTTCCGTAAAGCCACACGCGAGAAGGTCTTCCTCAAGCTCGCCGTCACCGGCCCGTCTGGTTCCGGTAAGACCTACTCCGCTCTGCGCCTTGCTCGCGGTCTCGTCGGCCCCACCGGCAAGATCGCCCTCATCGACACCGAGAACGGCTCTGCCTCGCTGTACGCCGACCGCTTCGAGTTCGACGTGCTGGACATCGCTCCCCCGTTCGACAACGAGAAGTTCATCGACGGCGTCACTGCTGCGGTCGAGGCCGGGTACGCGGCGATCATCATCGACAGCGCCTCCCACTTCTGGGAAGGCATCCTCGACTACAAGGACAAGCTCGACCAGCGCGGCGGCAACTCCTACACCAACTGGAAGATCGCCGGGGACAAGTTCAGCGGCATCATCAAGGCCGTCCTCCAGTCGAAGGTCCACATCATCTGCTGCATGCGCTCCAAGATGGACTACGTGCAGGAGAAGGACGATCGCGGCAAGACCCAGATCAAGAAGGTCGGCCTCGCTCCGATCATGCGCGACGGCATCGAGTACGAGTTCACCGCCGTGTTCGACGTGGCGCTGAATCATCAGGCCGCTGTCTCCAAGGACCGCTCTGGCCTCTTCGTCGACAAGATCTTCCAGATCACCGAGGAGACCGGTGCGCAGCTTGAAGCGTGGCGCCTGAGCGGTGCCGACTCCAATGACGAGGAGTGGAAGGGTCAGCTGAGCGTGGTGCTCGAACCTCACGCGGAAAAGGCCAATGCGTTCCTCGTGAAGCTCAGCTGGATCAAGGAGGGGCAGACCTACGCCAACCTGACCAAGGCTCACGCCGACAAGATCCTGTCCAACACCGCCGCGTTCCTCGCCAAGGCCAACGCCTAACCGTGTCCGGTGTATTACACCCATGAGTGCAATCATCAACGGTGACGGCCTTGTTCAGGATGGTATCCATCACCTGCTCGACGAGCGTGTGTACCGGAAAGACCCGGCCATCGCGATCTCCGACCTGAAGGAGATGTCCCTGTCTCCCTTACACTTCTGGTCCAAGAAGTTCGGCGGCTACCGCGCTGAGCAGACCGATGCTCAGGCGATCGGAACCCTCACCCACCTGTCTGTTCTTGAGCCCGAGGAGTACAAGAAGAAGACGGTGCTCAAGCCTGCTGACGCGCCACGGAAACCCACCGAGGCTCAGCGTAACGCCAAGAAGCCGAGCGAGGAGACCATCGCCGCCATCAAGTGGTGGGACGACTGGAACGCCGCCAACGCTGACAAGACCGAGCTCACGCAGGAAGAGGTGGACCAGATCGCGGGGATCACCCACGGCGTCCACTCCAACGAGGATGCAGCCAGCCTGCTGGACGGTGCTCTGAAGGAGGTGGCGATGTTCAAGACGATCGTCGTCAACGGCGTCACCATCCGCGTGAAGGGCAAGGCCGACATCATCTGCGGCCCGAAGCATGCGGCGGTGATCGCTGACCTGAAGACGGTGGATCGTGGCTACGCGAACCCGCAGGACTTTGCGTATTCACTCCGCAAGTGGGGGTACTTCCAGCAGGCTGCTTGGTACATCGACCTCTACAATTCGTTGACGGATTCGGATGATCCGTTCACTACAACACCGAAGAAGACCGACTGGGTGTTCATCGTCGCTGAAAAGCTACCCCCCTACGCTGTCATCACGCTCCGACTCGATCCTGCAGCCATCGAGGCCGGGCGAGAACTCAACAAGGCGCACCTCGTCAAGCTGGCCGAGTGCTTCAGGACCAACGTCTGGGAGCCACCTATGGCTGGCATGCGAGGATCAGTCACTCTTCCTGAATGGCAAAAAAGAGCGGCGTAAAGACCTGCATTCGGTGCGGTAAGACCCAACCGGCTCAGAACTTCTGGGCCAGTCGTCCTACCTGCATCGAGTGCGCTCGCGCCCTCTGGTACGCGCCTAAGTGCAAGGCCAACCCAAAGGACAGCCCATATTACGACCTCGTGATGTGGGCTGTTCGGGCTGGCCTTGTTGCATTTCCCAAAGACCACAAGCATGAGTAAAATCAGCCACGTCGCCATCGATCCCGGAGCCTCCGGCGGAATCGTCTGGCAGGACATCGACGGTGAGATGGCCACCTTGCCAATGCCAGCCCAGTCAACCGACATAGTCAGCCTGCTGAACGGCCTCAAGATGAGCGGTATCAACACGCTGGTGCTGGAGCAGCTGCCCCGATTCGTTCCGATGGGTGGCGGCAAAGGCATCCCCGGCTCCATGGCTGCGGTAATGTTCGAGAACTTTGGCATCATCCTTGGCGCTGCCATCGCTCTAGGCTTCAAGATCGTCCGTGTGCCCCCGCAGGAGTGGCAGAAGGGTCTGGGCCTCGGGAACTCCAAGGACTGCGGCTCCAAGAGCCAGTGGAAGAACAAGCTCAAGGGCCGCGCTCAGGAGCTCTTCCCGAAGGTCAAGGTCACCTTAAAAACCTCTGACGCGCTTTTAATCTGGGAGTATTGGCACCGCTCCCCTTGACATGACCATGTCGGTGTACTACACCGTCCAAGTCTTCGACGATCGGTGAGAGGAGAGTCGATGACGCAATCAGGAGGGATCACGTTCCAGTTTTCAGCCCCGTACCGTTTCGGGATTCGCTTCCCCTCCAAGCGATCTCTCCCCCCGAAGCTGTGCGGGGCTTCTCTTTTTTGCCTGTTCACTGAAACAGGCGTGTTCACCAATCTGTGAAAACCATCATTAGAGTGAAACGCCGGGAGGGCGGCTTCACCATCATCCCCAACTCGCTGCTGCGCTCCAAGATGTCCCTTCGCGCCAAGGGGCTTCTATGCATGATCCTGTCCAACATGGACGAGTGGGTGGTCACCAAGGCGTGGGTAGCTGAGCATTGCCTCGAGGGGCGTGACGCCATCGCATCCACGTTCAATGAGCTCAAGGAGTTCGGCTACGCATCCCTTGAGGAGATGGACAAGGCTGCTGATGGAAGGTTTTCCAAGCGGATTTGGACCTTTACCGACACCCCATCCGTTGACTGGAAATCCGCGCAAAACACCCCTCTATGCGCGGAAAACCAGTGCGGGTTTCCAGTAACTGGAAAGCCGTCCCCTAAGAATACTATAGAAGAAGACCATAAAGACCTTAGCGGCGATGCCGCGAAAGAGCGCCCGAGGAACGAGCTTGCGGACCATCTGGCCAAGGCTTGCGGATCGGACGTGACCCGCATGACCGAGGGCGAGTGGAAGCGGGTGGGAATCGCTCTGGCCGGAATCAAGAAGGTCGAGCCCAACCTGACCAAGGAGATGATCGACGCTCACGTCGCTGGCTACCGGCGCGTCTTCCGCGATGCTGTGCTGACTCCGATGGCCATGATGAACCATTGGGGCGCTACAGCCCCTACGGCGCGTCCTGACACCAAGTCCGCTGTCTCCACCCCAGACGAGCTTAAAAACCTCGTGGAGCGGCTTTCCGGCCACGTGGCGAACCCTCGGCATGAGGCGATGTTTGGAGATCTGGTGACCGAAGCCCAGAAGCGGGAGTTTGAAGCCATGAAGAAGCGGTACTACGAACTCAAGGCCCAGCTTGGCGGGGGTGCCAAGTGAGAGAGGTTCCGCACTCACAAGAAGCCGAGTTTGGCGTGATCGGGTGCTGTCTCCTGAACAACAACGCCATAGATGACGCGATAAGCGGCGGTGTCAGGCAGGACTGGTTCTACGATGTCAGGTGCTCGGACCTGTGGGAGATCATGGCCAAGATGCGGGAGGAACGGCTCCCGGTGGACATGGTCACCCTTTCCAACCGGCTGAAGAGCGAGTTCCATCGGGTCGGAGGCATCGACTTCGTCTCGCAGCTGATGGACGCGGTTCCGAGTGCCGCCAACCTGCCCTACTATCTGGACATCGCTCGGGACAAGCATCGCAGCCGGAAGCTCATCGAGGTCGCTCAGAATGCCCTGAATGCGGCCATTTCTGAGTCAGCCAAGGTGGACACACTGCTGGACAGTTTCGAGGCCAAGCTGATGGGCATCCGCTCGGAGCACTCGGTGGACAGCGACTGCAACGGAAAGCAGATCGCCATGAAGTCGATCGACCTCCTGCAGGAGCGGTGCGCTGGCAAGAGCGATGCGATCCCCACCGGCTGGACCTTCATGGATCGAATCCTCCGTGGCGGTCTGCGCCCCGGTCAGGTGTTCGTGGTGGCCGGTCGCCCCGGTGCTGGTAAGACGGCGTTCACCTTGAGCCTCTTGTCCTCACTGTGCTCCAGCGGAGTGCCGACGGGGTTCGTGAGCCTTGAGATGAGCGCCGACGAGGTGGGTATGCGGATGCTGGCCATCGAGTCTCAGGTCGATGTTGGGCGCTACGATGACCGCAACCAGCCCAATGAAGGCGAGGCTAAGAAGCTGACGATGGCTGCGGCTCGGATGGCCAAACACAAGATCATGGTCAACGACAAGCCCAACCAGACCGCTCAGAGCATCGCTGCCAAGGCGCGTCGCTGGGT